CTACTCTGTATTCAAAATCCCAAGTACCTGTTTCAAGAGTTTTATCTAACCCTGTAGCTTTAACCATTGTAGTACTAGTAGTATCTAAATTAGAACCTAACTGCCCACGGATAGTCCCTAAAAAAGTTTCTACTTGACTAAGAGAAGCCTTTTTAGTTGTGCCGGCCTCGTTAACGGCAAATGTTTCAGTACCAGTAATACTATTATCTGTGCCCAATGCTGAAATTTTTCTGTCTGCCATTACGCCACCTTCCAACACAGTAGAGAAGTTGGGGCTTTAACTATTTGGTTTCCAGCCGCGTCTACCTCTGATCCATAATAAAGTTGTAAATCTCCAGATACAGTAACTACTACAATTCCTTTAATGCAAAATAGAATATCGACGTTAATGGTATCAACTGATGTTGACCCTCCTATAGAAGCAGTGGTACTAGGAGAACGACCGGCTCCACCTGATCTTAGTCCTGTTGTACCAGAAACTACATCTTGATCTACCGCACCAGTTGAAGCTAGGGTTGTTGCTTCAAATTGAGTTCCCTCAACTATAAATGTAGTCTGCGTCCCGCTAAAATTTACACCAAAAGACATACCTGTTCCAGCAGTGTCCGACCTGTAAACTATCTTATATTCAAATAGCCATGTGCCCGTAGCTAGGGTTTGATCTATATTTGTTGCTTTAACTTTCGTGGTGCTAGAAATAGTTGCAGTATCAGACCCAAGGCTTTTTACAATAAGGCCTAAGTAAGTCTTAAACTGTGTTAATGTGGCTTTTTTACTGGCGCCAGATTCATTAACCGGAAATTCATTAGCTCCTGCTGCTGCACTAACAGCACTAAGCGCAGATATTTTAGTATCAGCCATTATGCAACCTTTCTACAAATTAATGAACTAGGAGCTTTAACTATTTGGTTTCCAGCCGCGCCTACCTCAGAAGAATAATAAAGTTGGAGATCGCCAGAAACAGTTACAACAATAACTCCCTTAATCCAAAACATCATATCTGCGTTAACGGTATCAATCGAAGTAGACCCTCCTATAGAAGCAGTGGTACTAGGGGATCTTATAGCGCCTCCAGATTTTAAACCAAAAGTACCATGAAGTTGATCTGCTGCACCAGTTGAAGCACTAGTGGTGGCTTCTGTTTGAGTTCCTTCTGCTATAAAAGTAGTTTTGGTTCCACTAAAATTAACCCCGAAGACCATACCGGTAGTAAGAGTGTCCGATCTATAAACTATACAATAATCAAACATCCAAGTGCCTGTAGTTAAAGTTTGGTCAAGATTGGTTGCTTTAACTTTCGTAGCACTAGAAATAGTACCAGTATCAGATCCCAATGTTTTTCGTACATACCCTAAAAAGGTCTGTATATCGGCTAGAGTTATTTTTTTGCTTATTCCATCGTTAACTGCGGTTTCATGTGTCCCAACCGCTGCGGCTACCGCAGTAAGTGCCGAAATCTTAGTATCAGCCATCTTCGCTCCAAAAATTAAAAAGGGTAGCCACAGCTACCCCATTAGTTTTAGTCCCTTATCATAAGGTATTTTATGGCTCACATAAATCACCTAACCCAGTAGGCGCTTCTTCATAGAACTTATCAATATACTCTTCAGTAGAACCGCCAGCCCCACGAATTTCAATCCAACTAATGGGCTCTATATCCCCTGTTTTGATCCAAAGAGTTGTTCGTATGTCTCTTGTTTTCCATGATAAACCTATGAAGCTAATCGCCAAACCCTGAAGGGGAAGAAATCTTTCCCTATATTGCACCCAAAATTTTTCTGGCTTTACAGTTGAATTGAAGTTTCCGCGAGTCCCGGTTGATGGGGTATTATATCTTACTCCGTTAACCGTAGCGGTAATTGCAGTAATTGTTAAGTTGTTCTTAACACAATGCTTAACAAGTTTTTTAAAGGGGAGTTCTTCGTCCTGCACGAAGAGGTCTTTTTCGTTGATAGACCTTCCGTCGCTTAAATAAGCGACCCATTCTGTAGACATGTAACCTCCTGGCCCGTAAACGTGCCATTGAAAATGAAGGGCTACCATAAGGTAGCCCCAACTGTTTGTGCCTTAGGCACATCAATTAGCTGTAAGTAATGTCGATAGCTACTGCTCCACCCTTTTTGCCTGCCGAAATTGGATTAGCCGAGAATGCTAAGAACCAATGTGCAGCGCTAGTGTTATTGTAGTTATTCATTGCCCTAGAGCCAGAATTAATTAACAAGTCCATCTTTAGTGAATCTTTAGTATCTCTCACCCAGGGCTTAGAACTATGCAACTGCTTAATCGCTAAAATAAAGCCTGCGTTAGCTGAATTGCCAGTGACTTGCTGAGAAGCATTTAGCACACCATACCAAGCTGATGCCTGAGTAAAGGAAACTGGGGCGCTAGTACTAAACATGAATCGAACTCCATAAGAAGGCTTCGGAGTTGCCCATTCATTATTGGCAGTTAGACGATTGTAGTATTCTACTCCCGAACCCATTGTAGAAGTACTAACTGCAAACCCAGTAGCAGTAAGATAGCGAACATTGTTTACATAGCGTGTGATAGTAGGAGTGGCAGTGCTATAAACTAACGCACTTCTAGTCTGCCAACTACCAACAGTGACAGGTTGCCCTCCCTGAGTGAAAAATCCCAAGGCTGTATTGGTGGCAGGCCAAGCAGTGGAAATACCAAATCCATTGCCGCCTAGCACCGAATAAGAAGTTCCAGTGGAACTACTTCTCTGAAGATATACTTTCCATCCCATTTTATGCTACCTCCCTTGGGACTAATCCGTTTCAACAGGGACTAGATTTTCTTCCTGATACTTTTGCTTAAGTTCTTTAGCCCTACTGTCAGCATAGCTAGCTAGATGCGCTGGCAAATTATGCTCTACAATGCGCTTTCTTACCCTATCAAGAGTAAAAATGGAGTCCACTGATAAAATATAGTCTTTAATTTCATCGTTGTCTAAAAGAAGAACCTTATCAATCTGCTTATCGGTTACCGAATTAGGATTGATGATATCTTCCAAATCCTCATTCATAATTTCAACCACATACCCCATCTTATAAAACTGAGACTGCAAAATTACTTCTCTCTCGCCATCAGAAATATCATCTCTAGTCTCAAGAGGCTTAATGGCCTTAGTCTCTTTTCCATTCTTAGGAGTCAAAAAATACATAGAATTACTAATGTTTTTGAATCTATACCTAGCTGTTTCTGTAACTAGCTGAAGGGGCTGTGTGTTGCCTTGATTCTTAGCAACAAACTGAACTTCTTCTCGGACCATTCTTTTACTAGTTTGGTCGTTCTTACTGCCTTTAGGCCGTCCCATTTTATACTCCTTCATGAAGGGCGCCTAAGCGCCCCAGTTGTTATTAGTCGATATAGATGCGGAAGTTTCTCTCGGGGAACCACACTGCGCATCCAACCCTGGTCCACATATGAATGTGCCAGATCAGAGCATCAATGTCAACTGCGTCCAAAGAATCAAGATTCTGTTGGACAACAAATTTCCCAGAGCCTCCACCCATAACCATAACATCTTGGTTAGTGATCGTGTTGCGTCCGTTTGCATCAACCCACTGCATGAGCGGAATTAACGGTACACCACGATATACACCGATAGCACCAGTACGTACGACCTGATCCTTTACAGAATCAGAAAATACGCCGCTGTCTACGTTAGACACGCTGCCGAAATCCATAATGGCATTCAGCAAATGTCTGCGGGCAACGATAGCCTTAGCTCCGCCGCCAGCCTGGTCATTACACCAATTAAGAGCAAAATCAAGAGAGGCCTTAGTTAAAACGCCACCCGTATCATTTGCGTAATTGGGGCCTGCGCTGGTAATAGAACCAACCACAGTTGACCAAGTCTTAGCATTGATAGCTCCCAGAATAGCATCACGTGCCATCCCAGTTTGTTCAGCAATTGTGCCATAACGTCCAGCGCGAAGCTGGTTCAATTCATACTCCGGATGTGCAGAAAGCATTTCCGTACTCAACGTGAATACTTTCTGGAAGATAGCTGTACGCGGAGCATACGAACCAGGCTCATGCCAGTAGACGCGCATCTTCGAAGGAAGCGTCCATTCTACGTTCGTTCCCAGAGGGATAAACTCTTTGTCTAGCAAGAATCCAGAAAGGTCACGTTGTTCAATGTCATTCTGCAACTTCTCGGTAATCTTCTTAGCCAAAGCCGCACGAAGCTTAGGATCATTGCTGTCAAATGCCTTAGACATTTCTTCAGCTAGAGCTTTTTGGACTTCAGCACTTGCAAAATTCTCCATAGAACAACCTCCCTATCTTATATTAATTAAAACGATTCGCCAACATACCCAGGAACAATCTTGAAGCGAAGCTTCAAAGCCGTTCCATACTTGTTTGCAAATACTCTGCTCCACTGAGCAGCGCTGGCCAAGTAAATTTCGATCATACGAAACTTCTTAACAGCCGGAGGCGCTCCAGCAGAACCAACCGCAGTAGCGGTCAACATACCACGATGCAAATGCGACCAATTTACATACAATCCAGTATTGGGAAGAACACTGTGCATCATAATGTTCTGAACCTGGTAAAATCCAGCAGACAAACCACGAGACTCAGCAGTAGCAGCCGGAATTGCATAGCCCAAAGAGAAGGAGTTACGAGAGAACTTATCAGTCCAGAACTCGCCACCCTCATAATAGACTACGCGGGAACCCTTAGGAAGCTTGTCAACAGCATCGGAGGTATCGCTAAGGTCTTCCTCCATACGGTATTTCTTAACCGGATAATAACACTTCGCGGACTGTGCCGAATCATAGGGGCAGCTTAAAAGGATGGTTCCTTCTGCGTCTACGCCCTTGATATAGGTGATATAGCCCTGATATGCAGAGGCATAATCCATCTTGGCTTCGCCTTGGCGAACGTGATCCGGTGCATTAATTACTTCTAACATTTTATCCTCCTAGATTTTTGATAAAACAGAGTTAAAAGTCTTAAACGGATCTTCGTCAATTTCACCATTCGGCAAGGAGCCCTCTGCCTTTGATTCAGCAACGATATCAGTTGAAGCCTTAGACTTGTTTTTTTCCTTGTCTTTCTTCTTCTTCTCTTCCTCAAGCAACATTTTCTTCTTTTCTTCTTCGGTCATCATAGCGGCGTTCTGCGTGATTACCTCAGCAAGTTGTTTCTTATAAAGAGAAAAGGCTTTGTCTGACATCTCGGCTACCGCTTCTTCGGTTTCTTTCTTAGTTTCCTCATCAGCAAACTTCAATCCAATCTCAGCAAGCGACAACATCCTTTCACGGACACGGTCGGTTGCCTCTACCTGGTCACGATATTCCTTGAAGCTCTGTTCAATCTTTTCTTTCTCAGCTTGAATGACTTCATTTTCTTTCGTGGCCTTAGTAAGAATTTCATTAGCAGAGGCAAGCTGGATCTTAAGCTCTTCAATAGCTTTGGCTCTCTTGTCCTTATCGACAAAATCAGCCATAATAAGGTCAACTTTCTTCTGCACTTCGTCACGAAATTCCTGGCTATTAATATCAATCATTTTTTTGCCTCCCGTGGATTCTTCTAAATTCAATTCCACTTCAAATTCTTCCGCAGCCTTACAAATCTTGTCTAATACATAGAGATAATCGGCTGTATCGTAAATTTTATACGGCATAAGACCAAAATTATCAAAAGATTGGGTCACTGCTACCGCATCGTCGATAGGAAACAGCCTATTAACATCGTCTGCAAAAGCCTCGTTAGGAAGATCGCTATCGGTGAGATTCTGCAAATCTTCCGTCATTTCAATTTTCTTCAGCAGAGGTGTTCCCCCCTCTCATTTGTAAAAATTTAACCCAATCCGATATAGATGGGTCTAACTTAAAGTGACCAATGGCTTTAGCTAACATGCCAAAGTTATGCTGGCGAGAAGCTATGGCCAAACCAACTGACTTTACATCCGCTGGATTTCTAACTACTCCTGCTCCTACAAAATTTAAACCAAGCAGCCAGCGAGTTGTTCCAGCGTTTACTTGCATCCTGTTGTTTAGATGATCGCAATAGTCTAGAGACGAGGAAAAGGTCTCTTCACATACCGAGCATTTAGCTGACTGAAAATAAGTCTCCATAGAAAAGAACAAGCCACTATCTGCATATCTCTCCGAAACAACCCTAGCTCTCTCTGGATGTTTGTGTTTCCAAACAGCAGCTTTTGCTATAATGGTCGCTTCGTTGTCTTTTTCCACGTATTCGGTATCATAGATAACGCCAATATTTTCAGTAGTGTGCTCCCAGTTTAGAGGTTTCTTTCTTGCTGTCTCATGACCCTGTTTCATCTCTTCATTAACAAACCCATCATGGTTCTTGTTTGCCCCTGTATGGCAAAGTTCAAATTTAACGTGCATCAAGTCTTTATTTTGGTCTCCGGCTTTTGCTTGATCTGAATCGGTAGGGTCGAAAACAGTCCCTTTAACGAGAATATCTACATAGTTTTCCATAGTGCCCTTCCCACCGTTTCTCTTGGCGTGCATTTTCCTATGGCAACTCCTACACATATACCTTAGATTAGACCTGTTATTGTTTTTTCTATTTCCATCTTTATGGTCTATATCTAGCTGCCCGCTCTTAGTTCCACACTTAGCGCATTTCTTCTCTAGAGGTTTGAACTTCTTATCACCTTTGTTATGCTTCCTGTCTGGAGCAAAACGATTGTGGTAAGTATCATCTCCCTTAGATTTTTGCTTATCTTGATATTTGAACCAATTGACTTGTTTTTCTCTTTTCTTGGCTTCTTCTTCACTATCGAAAGTACCTAGATGCTTACCCGTATGGCTATAGAGCCCCCACTTGCTGCCCTCTTTTTTTATAATAGCCTCAACGAGTTGCTCCGCCAATTTAGACATCTCCCTCACCTTTACCTATAACCCAAATAGAATAGGTGGCTCTTGCAGTTGCACCAGCAACGCCTTGAGCAAGCCAATGATTAATCTTAACATTTCCGTAACCATATTGGCTAATATTAAAAGGATAGTAGTTAGTTGCATACCCGCTTAAAGTGCAGAGCGGCAACGTACTAGCAGTAATAGGCTTAGAAAGAGCCCATCTCCCTTTGGTGTCTTTTATAAGTTTGTCTGGGTTATCGCCAGAAGTTTGTATGCTAAAACCAATTTTTGGCATTCTAGAATTATAGTGCGGATGGGAAGAAGCCACATAGGCAACCAAATAGCATTCTTTATAATTTCCTAAAGAAAAATGGGCTCCAACTGTAGCTAAACCGTTAGCTCCGGCTACGGTACCCCTCATTGCATATTCGGCTACTGGAAATTTATTTCTATACATTGTCCACCTCTATCTCATTACATTTCTACGGTTTCTGCCTAATTTGTTTTTTTTCTGAAATCCCATAGGGTGTCAACTAAAAGATTAGGCTTACTTAATGAATCTAGGGTAACTACATACTGCACACCAACATCTAAGCTTTCTGTAATTTGAGCCCATGGAACATTTGGAACAATCACCCCAGAAGAATCAGTTTGAGGTTCTTTAGGATATCTAGACCATGTTTGTGCTTTAGTAGGATCAATCCCCATAGCTATTAAAAAACCTTCTAGTTTTCCGCTATCATTCTGTACAGAAGCAGTAAGTAAAACAATAGCCTTTTCTACAGAGCTTATCTTTCGTTCATGACTTTCAGCTAAGGCATAAGTACTATACATGAAAAAAGCACAAATAGCGGCGCTTATACCAATAGCCATCATTTCTTTATATTTCTTAAGGGTTTCTAGCATTTGCTCTCTCCGCAAGTATTTTTAGGACCTGATCTATCTTGGCATCTAGTTTGTCATAATTTTTGTCTGTCTTGTTAATTTGCATCTGAAGCCCAGAAATATCTCTATCGTGGTTAAATCTTATATTTTGATGCTCTTTGTTATTGTATTCTTCTATAGGCCCTATGGTAGACTGCATTGCGGCCCGTAACTCTGAATTGTTTATGTAGTGCTTGGGCTCACCCCACATATTGTCAACTAAAGAAAACCCGGCATTAATAGTTAACATAAATGCTAAAATAACTCCAATAAAAACTTGCCACCTACTTAAATTAATGGTGACACTTTCGCCATTAGATTTTGTTCCATTAACTACCATCTATAGTTACCTCACTAACTTCTGCTTTAGCTTTAGGGCTAGCGGGTTTCTTCTGAACCTTTTGATCCACGGCAGGTTTTGTCCCTATTTTCTTATCAGCTTTATCTTTAGGGCTTCCCTTTTTTGGCCTACCCTTTTCGCCAGGTTTTTCATTAGGGCCACCAAAAGGAAGTTGGGGCGGTACAAACAATGCGTCTTCTCCACTTCTCTGATGGCGTTTCTTTTTGTTAAGTACACTGTCATAATCATAGTTAGCTTCTTCTAAGGCAGTCTCGGCATCAATCAAGCCTCTATCATAGAACTGCATAATGAGATTTTTAATTGCCTGATCGTTTGACAAGTTCATCCTTTCCCATTTTACCTTTGGATACAAGTCTGGATACCCATTTTCTACGGCAATTTGATGATAGACATCCTCAATCCAGTTCCCAACCATATCTCTAAATTTTTGTAGCCTCTCTGTCAATACTATAACTGAAGCCCATGGGTCTTGACCCTTTGCTAAACTGGGGTCTATTAAGATCGCAGGAATACCTAAAGCCCTTAGGAGTTCCTGACGAGGTTCGACGTACTTCTTTTCAAATGCTAGAATTTTGCTATCAGGAGCAACTTGTATGGTCTCTACATCGTGTGCCCAAACTAATGTTGAAGTAGGAGTGTTATGCTTCAAAAGTTGAGAAAACGCAATTAGCCTACCCTGAGAAGCAGGGTGATCTTTATCGCCAATCTTATATATAGTGGTATAGTTAGCAAGACCTTCAGTTGTTGCATCATCTAGTCTGCGCAATCTCCTTATAGAAGCAACAGAAGAAAAAGCTCTAGTTAAATATGGTAGCCCCCAAGCTTCATAGTCTCTGCCTTTTCTTTTTAGGTGTGATATGAATTTAGGATTAAGCGGATAGCCATCATTTTCTCTAGTCTTTTTCATAATGCCTAGGTCTTTAAGGTCTTTGACTCCGGGATTGCTTCGTCCGTCTTGTCTAGATAATGCCTCTAGTTCATAACTGGGCCTAAGAAATAGTCTAGCATGACCAAATGATTGGTAGCTTTTAGGGATATTTACAAGCTGTGGGTTAAGACAAACAATCCTCATCGGGAGCTTCATAGAAGCAGGTGCCCCAGGAACATCTGTGTTGTACCAGCTAGTATAGGGGAACCCATTCCCCTTAACCCAAAAATCTAAGCCAAGCTTACTGACAACTTCTTGCAACCCCCTAATAGTAGAGGTTACATTTTGATTAACTTGCTTGTTAAAAAACTGTATAGCTAAGTCTATGTCTTTCTTTCCAGTTTCTTCTGCTCCAATTACCGTTACTGCAAATTCCACAAAAATATCTATCGCGTTACCGCAAGTCCCTTCATAGCGATAAAGCTTGTCACAAAGATCCATTACTTCATAGATTTCTTTATCTGGGGTAGAGATATAGTCACGGACACGGTTCAATAAAAAATCTTGAGCATTCTCTACAGTTGTAGGAACTCTTATCCCTTGGGCCATGTCTAATGTAGCTATGCTCTTGTTAATCTTCATAAGTCCTCCTAGACCCAGAACCCAACACCAATTGGGTCTTCAATTTGCTGAGGGACCGTCAATATCTCGTTAACCCCCATATTGGCAAGCGCTAAGGCAGTAGCCCTATCCTTCTTTTTTCCTTGTGGAACTGTAAACTTAAAGAAATTGCCCATTGCTTCCGCCTGCAATAACATCAATTCTTGTTTCGTAGCGATTAAATCCCACCCTGCGCGCTCCAATCTACTATCTGGATGCCTTCTTATGTCTAGGGCAAATGAAAATCTAGTATGCTGCATGTCTGCCTTAAGACTGCTATACATATGATTTACGGTAGGTTGAGTAAAGGGTATCATTCTAAGAGTACGCAATCCGTAAGCTTCCGGGGGAATGTTTTTATCATCCATATCGAATATGGGAAGTGCTACTTCCCCAGTTGCAGGATGGCGCCAAGCCTCTGTAAGTAAGTCTTTAAAAGTTGTTCCTCCACCAGCAGGATCCATCATGATCCGTTTAGTCCCAGGGAACCGAAATAATGTCATTCTAATTTCTGATAACATTTGCTGATAAGTAGCGCCATTCATTGCTCTAGAATAAACAAGAGCCCGATTCATTCCACCGGTCATTTTAAGCATCGCTATAGCAAAGTTATCTCCTCCCGCAATACGAGCAGAGTCAACCCCCATTACATATGTGCCTTCGGGATCTTCAAGCGCTATTTCTATCCCACCATCCCTCTTAGAAGAACAAGTTTCTATAAGTTTAGCAGGGAAGAATCCTTTAGTTTCAATTGGGAATATAGCCAGATTTTCCATAGCAAAAGCTTCTTCTGTCATATCAGCTTTTTGCATACGAAGAACATCTTCGGCTATCCTATATGGAGAATTTGGTATGCGAAGGATATCTTGGTAATTATAATTATGAACCGCATATTTATCTGGTTGTCTTTCCTGCATTACGTTGTAAAGCAAGAATTGGATATATAGATGATTGAAGGCATAGTAGGCCGAAGAACTAATAATCATTTTGTTTGGCCGACCTTCATTTTGAATATTCATCATTGGGCGAAGAACTAGTTGGATGATCTCTTCGTCAAGCTGAGCGTATTCATCCGGAAGAAGTACATTATATCTGCGACCACGAACTTTATTTCCGTCACCTAATGGTAGGGCTTCCACAAAAGACCCATTGTTAAACCTGATTAATTCTTTTTGATATGTTCTATGTAGCCCCTTCCCCCTCGGAGAACTCTTTCTAACTGATGCTCTTAAAAAAGGAGACTTGTCATAAAACTCCTCAATGTAGTCAAACACATACCCAGCTTGTCTAAACACCGGAGCAATGACTCCTATTTTAGTACCTGGCCACAACATAGCATACAAGACAGCAAACAAGGCTAACATCCATGTCTTACCAACACCGCGACCTAAAACCATCATGACGTAGTTCTTAAAGAACATGTCATTAAGCATTTCGCGCTGAAGCCAAATTAAATCAACACCAATTATTTCTTTGGCTGCTATAACAGGGAAATTTCGATAATACCAAACTAACTGTTCATTAGCAGTTAATTTGTACTGTTCGGATTTTGTTAGCCTAGTTGCTATCTGAGTCTTCACGGGAAACTATTGTTCCTGTTATGGTTTCTTCGGTTTCGGTCGAGGTTTCTTCAGTTGTTCCTTCTTCGTCTGTTCTTTCTTCCTCTGATCCTGCTTCCAACTCGGTTCGCTCTTCTTCGAGGACTTCATCATGTATCCTTTCTGCTTCTTGCATTATTTGGTCCATCTCTTTTGTGTCTAAGACATGGCCTATGTTTCCCTCTGCGTCCAACCCCAAGAGAGCTTCGATTTTCTCAAATGGAGGCAATGGATTTAGGGGGCCGTTTTGATTTCTGAGAAATTTCTGCTTTTGAGCTTCTTTTTCCCATTCTTTTACTTTATCTCTAGCTGTTGCAATCTTTCTATCAACATCGAGAGAAAGGCTAGCTACATCCCCAGACCTATTCTCTATTAGATCAGCCCGCTGCTCTCTCGTTATACCAAGTTTAACCTGAGTATCTTGTAATCTTTTAAGGCTCTCAGTCATGAACTTACTAAATGTGTCTGCGTTTTGAGGATTAGACAAAATCATTCCAGCAACCCTGCGCTGGGTCAACTCTTCTACTAAAAGCTGAAATAACAGAGGTACGTCCGAACTCTTATTAAATTCGAACTCTCCTTCATACTCCGCCTTACGTTGGTTAAACCACTTTTGCTCTTCTGTGCTTAGATGGTTTTCTAGTTGAAAAAGCTCTTGGATAGTTTTCTTAATTTTTTCTTTGTGATTTATTACATTAGGGATACTGTCTGCATTTGGTCTTAAATTATTATGAGAAGCCCATTGATAGCCTGACTTCATTTTGATTCTAGTTTCTATATCTCTAGGAGCGCGTGGCCAACCAACCTGCGCTTCATCTAAAATACCCTTAACTTTCTCTGGTACTTCTGATGGAGCTAAACCGTTCTTAGCTTGAAAAAACTCGGATAGCTTTGTATACCAAGTATTATATTGTACTTGAGACAAATCAATTTTTTTTGGCTTAGAAGGTCTACGCATAGGTTCTCCACTTATCTTCATAATTTCTACGGTATTAGGCAGATACAGAGAAGATATAACGAAAGAAAATTAGGTATTATATAGGTCTGTGAAGATTTCTTTAACTTTTCTGCGGACTGAAAGAAGAATAAGCTCTACTTCTTTTTTGGATATTTTAAGTTCTTTAGCTACTCTAGATGGCTTAAAGCCACCTTCTCCCTTAAGCATGAAATTGTAAACTGCTCTCTCTGAATGAGTTAGAGCGAGTTCAATTCTACTTTCGAACTCTTTAAATTTCTGTTCTGTTGTGGATTTAAGCTTGTCAATTTCACAAGCTATGTTTAGGAAGTAGGTATCGCTTGTATAGTGTTGGTTATGGTAGTAGTCTGAACCTATGATAGCTTTTTCAAAAACTTCTTGCTTCAAAACATCAAAACGTAATTTCCTAGCATGGAGTTGTAGAGTTTGATAAACCCATGTAGAAAGTTTTCCTCTAGATGGGTCATAATGACTCTTGTAGGCCATCCATAGCCGAGTCCTCAGATTTTGTTGAAAGTCTTGTAGGTCTCGCTTATCCCTACAATACTTATACGCAAATGTCTTTACATGAGGATCAAATTTTTTAATAAACTCATTATCATCCATTAATCATCAACTAGCCCAACAAAAAACTTTAACAAGTACCCGTCAGTTATAAACTGAGTTAGATCAGAAGTTGTAAAGCTCCAACTCACTGGTCCCTCAAATTCTTTTAGTATCCCAAGCATGTAATTACCATCAACTAAAATAGAGTATTCAAAATCAACCGGTTCTGTTAGGTCCACATACTCTTTACCAGAGTATCCAGGTCCTTCTACTAAGAGTTCCATTTCGCTGTTCTTAATATTAATTCTAACGGCATGGGTTTTATCGTCTGCAACCACTCCAATCCTATGAAGCGCTTCATACAAATGGGCCTTATTAAAAGTGAAAGATTTGTCCGCATCTTTAGACTCATCAATACAGTTTTTTAGTTCCGCCCAAGGATAAGAACAATTAGGAGTGCGATACCCAAATCTAAATTTCCCAGCGCATCCGAAATAGTATCCATTCTCTTCTTTATACTCCAAGTACCTAAGGTCGGATAGCCTCATAATAAAATCTATAAGAAACTTTGGCAAAATTCCTTCTGGCATATCAATCAGGTCTTTGCGCCTAACATGCGCCCCCAGTTGAATGTCTGAGCACGTTAAAGAATCATAAGTATCGCTGTGCGCTACATAAACGCCCGACAACGCTTCGTGTTCTTTGTCAGCAGAAGAGTAAATGCAAGAGAGAGCTTCTTTTAGCTGCTTTAAATCAACCTTATGAACCTTGCTATCAATTTCTTTAATTTCTGTAAGTGGTTCGAACTCTTGTAGGGGATAATCTGGAATCTTATATTCAGAGCGCCCCGAAGATACCACTAAAACATTATGAGTTCCAGACTTTGCCTGGACGCTACCAATCTGGATATTACCTGCAAACTTACTGACCAAACCTATAAGAGAAAACACATCCACACAAATCTTACCGGTTTCTTTAATATCTGTAGTAACTGTAGCCGACATCATTGCATATTCATTGACTGTCTTTAGCAACATCCCATCTTCTGAAACATTGACAAGAACCTGCCTTCTGAGCAATTCGGTATTTTTAGGATTAATGATCGAACTAACTATCTGAAGACAACCAGTAAGTTCCTTCGCATCTACATTAACTAGCATTTCTTCCCTCTCTTTGTTAACTCCCCTATAACTTCTTTCCATCTAAACCACTCTGGTACGGGGTGCGACTCATACTTATTAATCAGCCATTCCGTCAAATCGAAAGTACCATCATGCAAATTCCTATGATGAGAGAAACATAAGGTAATCAAATTATGGAGGCTATCGTCTCCGCCTAGGCTTTTGTTGATAATATGATGAGTGCCTATTTCTTGCGTACTTCCACATATACGGCACATGTATTGATCTAGTTCTTTACTTTTGGTAATATTTTTTGGAGACTTGACCTTCTTCTTCTTGAAGAAACTTTTTCTGCTGGAATGTGCTTTCCAAAACAATAGCATCCCCCTCCTTCTTAGAGGTCTTTTCTAGCATAAGCCCATAAATAAGAGATGAATAATTAGATATGTCTAAGCAGGTGTCTCGAATACTTTCGTCTTTGACTTGGGCTTCATACCCTGGCTGGATAAGAGTGCTTAAGCGTGAAATCTTGTCTAGCAGTCTAATAAAAGCCCCTACTTCAGCCGAAACTCTAAGTTTGTCGTATGTCTCACAGGTCTTAAAGTTAGCAAACGCATCGGCGTCTTCATTTCCACCTGTAGCATAGTCTGAATTCTTTTTTTGGGAAAGATCGTGCGCATCGTCGTAGAATTTCTTTTGGAGTTCTCTAAATTGTGATCTGGTCATCGCCTTCTTCCTTTGAGTGATTATTTGGATCGTAGCTAATTTCTCCTATCATATGCCTCAGGGCATAAAGTGGCTCTAAATACTCCGACTTACCAGAAGATGCGATTTTATCTGAGATAGCTAAGTCCACAAGAAGGCTAGCCAAATGATTGTACTTATCTACAAACTTCCTTACTGTATCATTACGCCAATTAGGCTGTCTTTGATAATCTAGTGGGTGAGAATGAAACTGAACTAGCCTACAGATATCCCCAGAGTTTTTAATTTTCATCCTCTTTAAAATACCCTTAGATAGTTTAGCTCCTGTAAACTCATGGTTTCTGAAATTTAGAGTTCCATCAGAGTTGACCTTGTAGTATATCTTCCCAATATCATGCAAAAGAGCAGCCCACTTTAAAACCGGATTATCTGGCACATTTTGAACTACTAAAACGCTATGGTGTAGAGCGTTTCTAGAGTTTTGCTTGTGTTGTGGGACTTTTTTTAAATCCGCTAGCTCTGGTATAATTGCATCAAAAAAACCACAGTTATCTAAATTAAATAATAGCTCTTTGCAATTGGGGGCAAGAAGAATTTCTTGCAACTTGCCCCCAATTGTTTCTAATTCATCTCTAGTGTATTTAGACCAATGGTCTCTACGCTTGAGGTCTAAAAATGTAAGGCTACTGAGGCTTTTCGACATTTTTCTTTTCTTGCCAAACTTCAGTACCTTTATATGCCACCTTAGCCCCAGCGTATATACCAAAACACCACTTCAAAAGGTCTACATAATTTTCTTGACTAAGAAACCCTAAAAATAGGGCACAATGAAGGCCAACCAATATTAACCCAAATACAATAGTGGTTCTTAGTCCTTGTAGATTTTCAAACTTCAATAATTCTAGAACTTGTGCCAACAAAATCACACCCCTTAGTTTTCGAGTCTCCAGGTATCTCCAACATGACTATTTAAAGACTGTACTGCCATTGAAAGCAAAAGCTTAACAACATATTGATCCGCCCACTCTGCGTACCAAGGCATTTCAATAACATCGTCTAAAAACTTTACCGCCAGATCAAGCTTATTTTTGCCATCAGGCTCATCTACTCCCTCAAGAGTAGAAAAGTCAATAGCCGCTTTTTCTACGATAGTTACAACGTGGTCTAAAAAAGCTGCAATCAAATGAGCTTTCTTAAACATGGTTTTTTCATTAATCCCGCCAAAAGCTTCTTTTGCTTCCGCCTTTAGGGTTTCAATATCCGTATAGGACGAGAGCCAAGACTGAAGATACTTATAATCGAACTTTACTGTAGGCATAAATCCTCCTAGCCATTAAGTCTGCTGATTTCTTCTTTATCCCACGATAAAACAGAGCGACCAAGGTCAATCGAGCTATTCAATTCACGTACCTTGTCTTTCCCTCTGTCTGCCACATATTTATACGATAAATACTTCTGTTCTTCGAGGTAAGGAGTAGTAGGATCACTATCTCCAGGAATCTTTACTTGAGTGTTTCTAGACAGCGCTTCTTTGCGAATAGAAGTAAACTTTCTATCTCCGGCATATGTGGACTCTACTACTTCTAGAGCGTGATCGCAAGCGAACTCCCATCTAGACTTAGCCATATCTGCCCTGTAGGAAGCTATAGTGGCCATCTCTACAATTCGCCCCATTTCGTTTTCAAACTCTAACAGTTTATTCCTAATAGCCCCACCGTGTTCTTTAGGGTCTATAAAAAATGTCACTTCATCAAAAGGGGTCCTAAAGGGTGGCTTAAGGATATCACTTACTTTCATTTTCCCATCCACAAATGCTACACCAGTCTACTGGGTCCTCTCCTATGCAAATAAGCTCACTTCCGCACCTAGGGCATGCCAGATAGCACAATATCGTCTTCCTTCATAATAAGCTCAAAGCACATCCGATTTAGTTCTTTAAGGAGGGCTAACTCCTTGTCGTTTAGCGTAAGTTCTAGGCTACTTGGCATTTATCCCCCTCGCAAAATTCTTTCGCCCCGTCTAAGTAACTCTCTTTGTTGTTAACTCTGATTTCCTTCAATTTTGCAGATCGAGACTTATATTCCGCCTCAGATATAGGAACATACGGAGCCATATCATATCCATGTTCTTCATAGGGCAAAAAAGATATCCCCTTTAGGCGGCTCTCATATAGAGATAGGGCCTTAGCGATATCCGGAGCTTCATTTGAACGGAATTTGACAGTACAACTCACTTGATTGTCTGCCCAATAATGCTGCATCTGTGCTGCAAGCTCTAGCTGCTCCCACATAGAGACTTGAGCTACAGAACGGGTGAAGTTTCGTTCTCTAACGGGAAAAGCGATCACAGAAGAAGTCTTAGAGTATGTGTCCTGATGTGTGACTTCATAGCCAGCTTCTTTAAGAATTTTTATAAGCGGAGAATCGGCGTCAATTCTCATATGCCTAATATAGTACTCAGATTCGGGGTAATGCACACCTGGAGGAACTCCAGGCAATAGAGATACAGTCCCAGATGGCTTTACAGACGTTACTTTAATGCTTTGGGGGATACATAGCCATCTAGAATATACCTTGTCTAGCTGTCGGATATATTTATAGCCCTCTTCGCACCAACGCAAATGTTCTCTAATGCCACGCATAGCAATAGCTTCTGCTATTCCACTCTGAGAAGTCCCAATTCGCCTATTGCGAAGCATAACCGCATTGCTTCTAGGGTTATGTGTTGGAACAAGAGTAACTGTCTTGGCATATAAATAGGCATATTTGAGGACTCTCATGTATTCATCCAAATCTTTGCATCTAGATGGATATGTCTCAACTAAACAACAAAGTTCAAAAGACTCTAGGCTTTGTTCAATGCAGGGGTTTGCCCCTTCAACAAGCGCGTCTATGCCCTCTTGAAATCCGTCTACCATCCTCCCATAGTTGCGCATGTTGTGGAGCCAAATAAACCCTGGTTCTCCATTCTTAGCAATTTGCTCGCCAAGTTTATTGTAATCCATTCCAATTTCTGCCAACACACTATTATTGCTAGTCCATCTATGATCGTTGAGTTCTGCTAAGTATTTAGTTGGATCTTTTAAAGAAGTAAAACCTTCATCATTGGGGTCTCCAAACATTACCTCAGCAGTTCTGCGAACATTGCCAGAAATAACACATTTGCCGATAACATTAAATATATCTACTATGGCAGCCGAGGAAATTTTTTCCCCTTCAACCGGTGTGAGGATTGTTGAGATGTCCGCAACCAGGGTTTCAAGCGGTTTATAGCCTGACGCCGTTCCACCCAACCCCTTAATCCTGGAACCTTTTTTCCTAATTTTTGTATAATCAATCTCCCGTGGGAAAGAACTCTTTCCAACGTAGGAGTTAAGAATTGTCTCAATTAAATCGACCCAGCCCTCTCGCGTATCTGCAACTACATAAACAAAGTCGCCAATTTTTGGCTTTCTAATCGTTACTAAACCAGATCCTCTAGCGTCTCCCCCTACTCCTACTCCTAACATAGACATATCCATAAGAAAAGAAAATGGAGAGGTAAAATCTGTGCTAAGTTCCTTAGTAGAAACAAATGCACAGTTGTTAAGAGGGGCACCACCTTTTTCATCTATAATCGAAGCCCCCATGTTTTGTAATCCGCGTCCAGGAGGAGACCATTTGAACTCCCAAGCTAAACGATACATTTCTTGGGCAGAGTTTTGTGCCTTGTATGAATTCCATGGAACTTTAAGAAGCTCGCAATGGCGTCTTTGTATTGTATAGACCCCTTCAACTACTCGCCTTAGTGTTTCCCAAAACTCTTCGTGACCACCCTCTTCTTTTTCTCTAGCATATTTGGTTAAAAATGTAATATAGCCTATTGGTCCCCATTCTGGTTGTTTACCACGAAATTTGGCAATAAAATCCTCTTTAAGCTGAAACATTAAACCACCCCTTTATATATCTATATACGATTTTGAAAATAGCAGGACCAGTCCGCTGTTTCTAAAACAACGTAGCCCCTTTTAAATACTGGAAGGAAAACTACTGTAGTATCTAGGAACATAAAAGAAGACCAAGTATTAAACCCATAGCCCCCCACAAAAACATATCTAAAAGACCTAGAATTAAGAAGGGCAAATAAATCATCGTGAAAATCTAAACTACCGCTTTTTGCTAACTTACCAGGAACATTATGAAGTAGTAAAATATCCGCATCTTTAGGAGTATTAAACAAGTCATACTTCCTCATGTGTTTAATCGGTACTGATGCGCTTTCATAAAAATTAGGACTATATGTACCGGATACTCCAGCAACCTTTATCCTGTAGTCTAAGAGAATTTCTTTATTAACAAAACGCCAAGGCATTGCATCATCTTCAATGATTCTCTTCACCATGCCAAAATCTTCGTGTTTGCCCGCTATAAAATAAGTATCTACAGGAGGAACAAAACTCCTTTCTGTAATGCCAGTATTTCCAGCTATAAGGATAGAATCAGCATCAACAAAAGAAGCATCCTTAGCAAGGGCACGAAAATCTCCGAATACTCCGGCGGTTACCAATAGTTTCATATTAAGACATCTTTATTTTTGGGGTCATTAGTTCTTCAATACGAGGAATGACTTTATTGAAATCATAAGTATCAATAATGAACTGGCGGTTTGCCGCCTGTACTTTCCTCTTCTCTTCTAGACCGAGCGATTCAAACTCTTCAATAAGATTGACGCACTCTTGTACGGTATTCCAGGTATGAATATTGGGGTATGCCAAATCTGAGCCTAACCAATTTCTAACCAATGGGATAGCCCCGGTCAGCATAGACTCAGCAATCCCGTAATTGAATGACTCAAATAGGGATGTGTTAAGCGAGTATTTCTTGTCTTTCAGCCACAAATTTACCTCTTTTTGATGGCCGTCAAAAACAATGTTGGGCGGAGAAACAGTCTCCATATATCTATCAAACATAACCTTGTATCTAAGGTCTTGATGTTCTCCGGCAGAGAATAACCGATGGGGTAGTTTCCTTTCCAACACTTTCTCCATAATGGGGAAAATTAAGCTAGAGTCCTTCTTGTAATTAATATGCCCCAAGTATGCAATCTTATCTCTCTTTTCTAAAATATCGGCTAAGTCATAATCTTCTGTTTTAACTAGGTTTGGAATAATATGGGTCTCACAAGAATTTTGAATCTTATCCCAAAACCCCATAGTCCTTAAAATATCTTTAACCGATTCGTTGACTAAAATAAGATGGTCAACCTTACTCCAATCAGGCTGTCCGGGCATATCGGTAAATGCCTCATAGCTATGTAAGCGACAAATGACCTTGGCATGCCTAGTGGGGAAGTTAGCCAAAGCATACAACATCAGTTCGTTACACCATTCAAACCAAAGAATATCAGAAGTTTGAACACATTGAGCAAACTTAGCTTCATCCCCTCTGATAAAGACATTGACGGACCCTTCACCGTGAATATCAGCAAAATGTTTTGCTATATCCGGAATGAAAGAGGGAGGATTGGCAAAAAACGTAATTTTCATGACTCTTTCCTTTCGTATTTTTGTATTGCATAAGCAGGACGTATAATATTCTTGTTTTCAGAAAACACTTCTAAAATTGCTGGAATTATTTCTTCTTCCATATAAGAATAGCCCAAAGTTCTAGTGGGAATAAACCGATGTGCGCAAGCTATGACTACAAACCGAGGGTGATAGAATGTAATTTGGTCTTTAATATAGTTTAGAGTAAGATACCTCGTGCTTGTTAAAACTAAGCAATCTGGGTCCTTTCTTACTATATTTAATCCATTCATTTCGAAGTTATCTGTGATTAGGTTTTGATAATCTTCAGAAATAGCAATTCTCTTGTTCCCAGCAGAAAGCTTCCTAATCATATTAATAACCTTTTTGTAATACTCACTTTCCCCAAATCTTAATAGGTCTTTACTAGGATCTACTTCTCCGCACATAGCTTCATAATATTCCACAGCAACTTCTTTAGAATAGCGAATGAATGGCTCATAGTTATGGATGTAGTTTAAATAGGGATGGTCAGATTGTTTAAACGTATAGCTATTTACTTCTGCGGGTTCAAATTTAGGTATGTTCCAAATAAGCCTAGGACTGAATAGGTCGTATGCAGCCCTAGCTAAATGAGCTTCAGAGTCTCCGAAGTCGAATCCATGTAGGAAAGTGAATTCGTCATTTTCGTATTCGCCCTTCTTGTCTTGCAATAGCTTACTAAGACTGTCTCTCGCAACGTCTAGCGTACTACTCTTGACTTGAAACGCTTTAATTGATCTGTTGAAGGGAGACAAAAAAAATGTCTTAACTGCTTCTTCCCCATCGGTATCTAAAGAAGTTATAATCACTTCCATTCCTTTCCACTATGCTTTAAGATCGAAGTAAAAATTGATTCCCAAGATGCCTCAGAGGCATCTTCAAGAAAAGAAAATGCTCGATCATCAACAAAGTATTTACATGGTGGTTTGGCATAGCCAAGATAAATTTCGTCAAACGGAAAATCATAGTCCTCTAGCCACTTAAGCATGGTGTGCATTAAAGTTCCATGCTTAAGATTAAATTCATTTTTAGTATAGGTATCTACTCTGCTAGTCCAAATAACTATATAATATCCCAGTTCTCTTAGATTAGACAGAACTCCCTCTGCTCCAGGCAATGGGGGGCCAATAATTCTTAGGTCGGTAGCAATAGGGGCACAGCAACCATCAAAATCAACTGCAATCCTTCTATTAAACCCTCTTCCACAAACCAAAGATTTGTTTTTAGTATATAGCTTCAAAATCAATCCTCCACTGAATATCATTGACGTTTGTTCTATCTGTATACGCCAATAAAACAGCATACTTTGCCCCACGAGGAGAGGGATGGTCACCGAAATCTATTTTATAGTAAGGATTTATCTTTTTTAGGTTTTCTATAATTGTTTCTAAGCTAATGTCTTGCCAACACTTACCCTTAGCTTTCCATTCCGGGTTAGGAGCAACTCCAGCTTGGTTAATGTCGTCAATAAGAATGCTATGAGTTTTAATGGGATGGTTTCTAATCGCGGCTAGCTCTTCAATAATAGGAACTTCAACTCTACCCACAGTATACCCAGGTTCCCAGTGACCATCTAGCCAAAAAGTAATAGGTTTTTCAATTTTCTCAATTATCGACCATAAAACATCTGCACTATCCCCTAAATGCAAATGGACATTCTTATTTTCTTTATACCTCTCTTTAGCCATATCATAAAAATAAGAGTCTATTTCTATACTATGTATTTCCTTAAAGCCGCACTGCAAAGCCGTTAGTATCCCCTGCCCCTTAAAAGTGCCGGTTTCGATAAAGACATCATTACGGAATTGTAATAACAAATCCCATCTTAATGTGGTGTTTTCAAAAAATAAACTGGACATTAAGAAGCCCCTTTCATTTTTAAGCACTCTTGGAATAAGGCTTCATATTGTTTACTAACAGCCTCTGGACTGTACAAGGCTTTAACCTTGTTTATTGCACCACGAGAAAAAATCTCGTATTCTTTTGGGTTGTTTATTAGAAAATGAACGGCACTTGCCAAATGAAACAATTCTTTTCTACAAATAATCCCTGCCCCTTGCGCTGCTTCTGGTCCAGCGCTATCTTGCCATGTTATTATGGGAATACCTTGAGACATGGCTTCTACAATACAATATTCAAATCCCGCTTCCCATGTTGGGTTAATGCATATATCGAGTCTGTTAAGCGCGGCAAGTTTATCTTTTTGTTCTCCCTCTACAACAAAATAATTTGGTATTTCAACCTTTTTCATCTCTTCATAATATTGTCGGTTAAATTCATGCCCCATTAGTAAAAACTTAAGAAAATGCCGATATTCTGCCATAATTTTGGCTACCCCATATATAACATGGTGGAGCTTATCAATTTCATACCTAGCAAGCCTTCCTACAACAATCTGTCTGTGTTCTTCACTAGGGAATTGCCTTGGCTCTGCTATCGGCAATGTGCATATATTAGGGATAACTAAAACCTTCCTATCCTTACTCTTGCTAGCGGTGTATTCACTTTGCCCAACCGTAAAAGCACACATATCTTTGGGAATATGAGAAGGTCTCGGGCAATGAAGATTTTCTATGACGGGAATCTTTTTGACATAGGCTTCCGTTACCCAATTGGGATTATCTCCACCCCCCGTCTGCTTCACAATTATGTCGATTTTATGATAATTCAGAAGCGCGCTAAAACCTGGATAATTTTCATTCTCGGCTATAATGCTGTCGCAACCAGCAGCTTCAAATTCTTTTTTAATGTCGGTATCTAACCAACAGTACCCAATAGCATAATGCTTATACTGTGGAGTAGTAGCCTTAACTAGTTCTAGGGTGGCTTGAGCTATGCCTCCAAGAGCCCACCCATTAATGACATGTAATATCCTTGGCCTAAACAATGTTTTCCCTCCGTAAGAACTCATACAGTTCAAGCGCCCATCTTTCATTGCTCCTATACTTAGCACAAAAGTCCCGAGAACCTTCAGTATATATATTAATAAATTGCGGCAATTCGAATATCATTTCAATCTTGCGGCTGAGATCATATACATTAAAAGGTTCTGCATATATGCCAAAATCTCCATATATGCGTCTAGCTTCTGGCCAATCTGCTGCTATGACCGGTTTTCCAATTGATATCCCCTCAAGACCACATTGAGATACAATCCTAGGGTTATCGGGGAAAGTAATAATTGCAGAAGACTCATGGTAGTGCTTATATTTATCCATTTCTGAACAATTTGGTATTTGTTCGTAGGGGACCTTAAGAAATGAAGCAAGCGAACTCAAATCTGGTCCAACTCCCAAAACTAGAAGCTTAATTGAGGTGTCGGCCATTGAAATGGCCTCTAAGATCATATGCACCCCTTTATCTGGACGAACTATCCCCGAATAACAAAGCTGTTTCTTAATTTGGAAATCTCTTGGGTTAAGATTGAGTGTGTTAACAGGGTGAAACAACGGACATGTAGGAATTGACAACCCCTGAAGCTCGTCTATATCAATTTTCTTCCATGAAGTCAAGAAATCTAAATAAGATAGTACTCCCCCATATTGCGACCACATTTTTTGAATATGTGGTAAGTAGTTTCTTGTTTTAGGGATAAAAGTATGGGAAGGTAAATCTAAGATGTTGCATCCAACTTTTTTTCCAGTGTGATCTTTGAGATGCAACAAAAGCGGAATTGCAGAAATATCAAATCCAAAGAAAATATCATATTTTGAGATATCGGCTGTATCCGATGTTATAATATTCACTTTCGGTAGATCAATCTCAAACGGTATAGTTGGATTCCCCTCAAATAGGTAGGCTACATCTATGTCGAAGTATTCTTCTAGAGCCTTTGCTACTGGATAGACCTGCCCTGGAAAAGCAGCAAAAAACAAGCACATTTTTAACCGTTCGGCCATATGATCTTCCTTAGTGATTGAACAAAAACTTGTTTGCTGTACCTGCTATTAAGAAACTCTTTCATTTCAACTATGTCTGTTTCAAATGTAAGAGCCTTCTTCATTTGGGCAGTAAATTCTTCGGGAGTCCTAGCAAACAGTATGTGTTTGTCTAGGTACATCTCTCTGTTAAGCGGATTATCCCATACTACTGAAGTCTTTCCACACCACATGCACTCAGCTATAGTTCCAGAGCCACAATATGACCCTCTTTCGCCAGAAATACCAAATTTAGCCCCAGCGATAAAGTTATACTTCTCTGTTTCGGTTATCTCTGACAAGATTCTTAAAGTGATGCCATGTTTAGCTGCTAGATTCTTGCATTTTACTTCATCTGGGCCACTACCTACAAAATATAGGTCTAGTTCATCTTTAAGGTCTTTGAACATCTCGATAATTTCAGCTTGGCCCTTATGTTCATTAATACTGGCACACGAAATAGCGTAGTCCCTAGCCCCCTTATATGGTTTTGTGGGTTCTTCAAAAAATACTGGGTAGAAGACTTTACCGACTGGCATCTTATTAAGGTAAAAATAACTATTGTAATAGGTAGGTGTCTTAACTGCTATAAGATCCCAGTTCCCCCTACTTAGCTCTCGTTTGATCGTATCCCAGCTAGCTATATAATCGGAATAGTAATGATGCTTGCCACTATAGTAGTCCATAGGGATATCTAACAACATTACGTACTTCCTAATATTATCTATCTTAGATGCTATGGCTCTATACACATTTTCAGCAGAAGTTAAAACTGTGTGGTCTGTCGCCAACAAAACAACGTCTTTACCCTTACATCTTTCTATAAGATCCGGACTAACTACTAAATTACCGCTCTGTGAATCTATCCTATTAAAAATGATTTCATCAGAAAGGCTTTCTGATGTTTTTAATTTCCGAAAAGAAAGCCTCGCTGGGAAAAGACAAATAGGGACAGTTTCAATGTCCATTTGTTTTTTAATTTCTTCTGATACAAGAAGGACAAAGTGTTCGGTTATTTTTGTAACCAAGATAATTACTTTATTGGGCATCGTTGACTACCTTGCAAATTAAGTTAATATGCTCTTTTGTTAGAGAAATTGAAGATGGTAAACAAATGGTACGTTGGAATAAAGATATTGCATTTCCTTGACCAACTGTTTGTAGATGTTTAGTAAACGGCAAGCTACTCATCGGTTTAAAAATGTACCTATAATCAATAAGATTGAGATCAAGTGCCCTCATAGCATCATCTCTTTTGTGCTTATTAGGAAAAGTAAATGCATTTAACCAAAAATTAGGCTTTGCTCCAAGGACATGGGCCTGTGGATATGCTGGCGGGTTGATCCCTATCTCGTAAGACTTTCTGATTGTTGTTTTGTACTGTAGGAAGAATTCAATCTTTTTCAACTGTGAACGCCCCAGCGCTGCGGACATATGAGTCATTCTGTAGTTATACCCAGCTTTTGCATGATCGTATTCTTTACCACCTGGATAATGACTGACTAAATTGTACGCCTCTTCGTACTGCCAATCTGGGACAACTAAAGCTCCGCCTTCACCCGTAGTAATGATCTTATTAGCGAAAAAACTGAAAACCCCGTAGTCTCCCCTTGTCCCACAAAATCTTCCTCTAGCATCTTTGCTTCCAAGAGACTCGGCTGCATCTTCAATGACCACAATGTTCTTAGATTTGACATACTGTTCGAAATTGTCCGAAAATTCAAATGGTGTGCCAAGCAAATCCACAGTAATAATATGAGAAATATCTTTGTCTTTGAGATATTGCCAATTCATATTCCAATCAGAACTAGTAATATCACAAAGAACAATCTTGTTTGTTTCTTGGAACAAAGCATTAAGAGTTGCAGCAAAAGTTATATCTGGAATTGCAACATATTCGGCGTTTCTAACTCCCGACAGAACATAGGCGATATGAAGAGCGGCACTACCGCTCGAAGTTAAAACAATTCGTTTGTTAAGCTGCGCAAGACCTAAATAGTCTTCCAGATCGTGAGCAAATCGTACATACTCTGGCCCATGATGCGAAACCCATCCCATTTTCAACCCATCGGACACTGCTTTAACATCTTGTTCTGTAATACAGGGCTCTAGTACTTTAATCATACATACTCCTCAAAAATTTTAGTGAGTCTTTCGCCACTTGCCCTGGGGGAGAAATAATCGTCTACTCTTTTGTGCGCCCTGCGCCTTAAAGAAAAAAGATCAACCTCTCTATTAAGAACTTGAAGTATTTTAGCCTGTAGGTCTTCTACATCTTTAGGTTTTGCGTATATGGCACAATCCTCGTATTCTTCTCTATTGATAGGATAATCAAACACAACTGCCGGAACTCCCAAGGCCATAGCTTCTAGGGGAGCAATGGCTCCCATCCATGGGTTACATTGTGGGTAGCAAAGTAGCCTAGAGTTTTTAACAATTTCATGTTTCTTAAGTTCTGGCGCTTTGGGGAAATATTCAAATCGTTTGCCCAAATAAGATTTTGCTAAAGCTACTTGTTCCGCTTCCTGAGATCCACCAACTGCTACTGCTTTATAGCCAATATCAATTCCATATAGGGCTTCTATTAAGTATCGACCCCCCTTAAATTCTTCAAACCTATGAGAAGAAGAGACATATGGCTCAACATCAACCATCTCCGAATTATTTATTTTGTAAATCATGTCTAAAGTAGCAACTACGAAGAAAGACTTCTTAGCTGGCTTCTGAGTTCTCTTAGTATATTCTTCGGCAGCAACCGAACTAATAAAAATCAAACTATCTAACTCTTCTCCAATTTTTAAATACCTATAAAACCTGTTAGAATAGTCTTGATTGTAGTTTGGTTGGCCTGGATCAATAACATGAACTGGAAAATCTAAGAAAATACAAAATGCTGGAACTCCATAAAATTTTTTAAGTGACGCAACATATGGCACAACAGATTGATCTATTCCAATGATAACATCTGGTTTTTCTATAGACTCGGGAATAGTAGTATAGACCCCATGAGGAACTTTTATAATGTCTTCGCTAATTAAGGGAGCTGGTATCCACCCGTTACAAAAAATTCCATGATCTATATCGTGAAGAATCTTCACTTCATGGCCCACTTCTTTTAACCCAGAAGCAATTGCTAATTCCTGATGGCCAACAAATAAAGTGCCGTTAGCTATGCACAGAACTTTCATTACACACATGCTCCAAAATTTGAGTTAGCGCTTTTCCTGCTTGTTCTGGTGTAAACATCAATTGAACCCGTTCTTTGCCCCTAGCCTTTAGGGTTTCGAGATCAATTTCTTTGTTTAACACCAATAAAAGCTTTTCTTGTAAGTCGTCTATATTTTTAGGGGCTGTATATACAACAGAGTCACCAAAAAACTCTTTGTACAAAGGGAAGTCAGAGCAAACTACAGGAGTCCCCATATACAAGGCCTCAAGAACAGCCATCCCCCCTGACCATCCACATAAATTGGGGTAGCAAAGAACTTTCGCACTTTTCAATAATCTCCACTTATTAGCTTCTGCAAGTTTTGGATATGGGTGGAATTTATCCGCAAGCATTCTTTGAGCAAACGCTATAACTTGGGGCTCAATAAACCCCCCTGCAAAAGCAGCGCAATAGTCTACCATCATTTCACTAAGAGCTTTAATAAGGTACTCTGTTCCATTGTAGCTAAAGAATTTATGAGTAGAAGCTATATAGGGAACGTCAATATCGAATTTTTTACCATCAATTGCATTTGTTGTGCAAAGAGGGTAGTAAAAATAGTATGGGGGCTTGCGCAAGTTATTAGCAGCCCTAAGCGCCATGGTTTTACTGGTGAAAATTATACCTCCACTCATTTCGTTTGCGTAATTAATGGCGGTGTAGTAGTTAGCTGAATATTCTGGATCATAGTCCTGCGGAGACCCCTCATCAATCATATGACGTGGATAATCAAGCATAATGCAACTAGCAGGGCAATGATACTCGCTCTCATATGCCCTAGTCAAAGCAGACACACTCTGGTCTAGCCCCAAACAGCAATCTACCCCCTTAATCCCCTTCTCAACTTCGAAATCTCCCGGCTTTTTAATTATGATCTCTTTAGATAAGAGAGGAGGGGGGATGTATCCCTTGTTAAATTCGCTACATTGTGGGTCATGAAGAATAACCACTTCGTTTCCAGCTTGCTTAAGCCCCGCTGCTATATGCAACTCTTGATGGGCCATTGATAAAAACCCATTACCAATTAATAGTACCTTCATTTATCCACCCAAACAATTCCCGAAAAGAACAACCATTCTATGTCTGATCTTTTAAGCTTTACCTTGCGGTTATCGGCGAAGTATAGAAAACATTCTAGGCAGAGTTTTTTTTCAACTAGGCTGGCCGGAACAGACATGGCCCAAATAATATCGTTGATCTTATAGCTTGCTCTCCTGATTTTCTTGCAATAGCTACAGCGTTTTTCCATATTCTCATCCACTAGGTTAGCTCCATGTGTTTAAAAATCTTTTCAAAGCTATGCTTAAAGGTAAAAGAAGATAAGACCGTGTTCATTCCCCTATCTGCAATCTTTTTCCTAAGATCCGGTTTGTCTCGGTAAAACTCTATTTTATCGGCACACTCTTCGTTAGAACTATATAGAATGATATTCCTTCCGTCTTGAAAGAAATCTGTATGGCCCTTAATTCTGTTGGTTATTAAGAACCCACCAGCAGCCATAATTCTATAGTCCCTAGCGCTCCAAGAGTATTTAATATTTGGCCATCCGCTATGTCCAAGGTTTATAATGGAATTAGCAGAGACTACGTTGTTGCCCCAATTGCCAGTAATGCTTTCTCCAACGTGTCGGCCTTTCAGATCAACTGTCCCATAGATTTTTCCATAAATTTTAATAAGATCATCAAACTTTTCAACCAAGTACTTTAGCCAATCTGCCCTATCTAGGTGAACAAACCCTCTTTGTTTATACCATTGAGAATCTTCTACTATTTGGCCAACAAAAGTACACCCATAGTAGTTATTAGTCTTAATTGGATAGTGAGACCACGGATCGCAGCCTTCTGGAACCCAGTAACCTTTAGGAAAAGCCTTGGCGTGATCTGGGGAGATGGTGAAAAAGTAGTCTAGCTTATCTAACCCTGGGCGTAGAGAACTTACTGGAACTTCTACGCCGCCAAATGTAACATCGAAGATCCAACCGCATTTTATGGGGCACTCTATCCAATCAATGAAGTGTTCTAACTCATTAAGATATAGAATAAGACAAACATCTGGCTTTATTGTATTGATAAAATCTACGGTTCGCTCAATTGAATGATTCCGATGATCGGAGAATGAAAAATCTATTTCTAGGGCGTGTTCTCTGGCAAATTCATGTAGTCCGTTACGTAAAAAAATGTTAGACTGCCCATCATTGGGCATAGACAAATGAACTTTCATTTAAAATGACCTGTCATATTCTGCCCAACCAGCCGATTCAAGCTCTTCCTTCAATTCTTGGGCTAGCTTCTTAATGTGGCTCCTTGTTGACGAAGTTACATCCATCCCACCCTGAAGCTTAACGATTTTGTCTTCTAGCCTACGATTTTTAGCCTCAAGGCCCTTAATTACTCGCTGAAGCTCTTGAATAGCTTCTTTGGCCATGTCGTCTAGTTGCTTGGGGTCAACAGAAACCTCAATTTTGGTTTTCATATACAACTCCGTAAAACCCTATTACAGATTTCGTATCTAAGTTCCATTTCGGCCTTCGCAACATCTCTAAAATTTTGACCGTATTGTTCTTGACCTTGGTTAGACGCATGAATCTGTTCCGAAATCGAAGTTGCTATACTTCTTGGAGAGTCGTTTCTCTTAACACATAAGGAAGATGGGACCCAAGATAAACTATTGCTAACTAAACATGGTACATGACACATGGCATGTTCATAGGCCGCAATATTAAATGAGTCACTATAGGTAACCTGCAACCCCAATCTAGAACTAGCGACAATCCTTGTTTTTTCTTCTTCGGTAATTGAGGCAACAGAGTTAGACCAATTGTCAATACCAAACATTTTTTGAAAATAATCAAAGGGTTCATATGCCATCATATAGCTGTAAACTGGCTCTTTTACATGGAAGTCTCTTTGGGCAATTTTAATAGCGGCTAACTGGTTCATAAAGTTCCTATGAGCCCTAAGATTGTTCCCAATCAATAAAATCCCACTTCTCTTATGTATAGGGGTGTATATTCCTTCAAAATCTGAGACAACCGGTAGAAAAACAATTCTTTTGTCCGCAAAAGTCTCCGAAATTCCTTTATCGGAACAAAAAATATAATCTAGTTTGTGCGATCTGTCCTCCAACATAGACAAAAGGTGGCCAAATAATGAAATTTCGCCATTACATGATGCTTGCCCTAACGGAGAACAGAACAAATACCCAATTTTTACTCTAGATGGTAGGTTTTGTATCCACTCATAGACCTCTTGCGGTAAATAATTGCCAAAAATCACTAAGTCGGCATGTTTGATCTCCTCATAAACATAATCCATTGAAGAGATACCACCAATTTTATGCTTTGTTAGGCCAGTTTTCTCCAAAGAGCGCATGGTGGTGTTCAACCCGTTGTGTGGATCACTAGATTTGTTTATGGTATAAATCATTTGCTACTCTTTGATGGAAAAAACAATGAAGAAAGAAAGTAAATAGTGAGAAAAACACCAAATGCCTGGTACGGGGTGATTGCTTTTTGGCCAAACACCTCAACCATCACCCAATTCCACAGTGTATGTGTTATCCAAGACCCCAATAATATATAAACTATGATAAAAATGGCAGCAGTAACTCCAATAAGAACCCATTCCCATATTTTAATCATATTCTTCTCTTCCTTCGCTTCGGTGGAGCTATGCTAACTATGGTAGTTTTATCCACTTTAGGCCGTCCCCTCTTAGCCTTTGTAGTAACAGTGGTAGATTCTTCAATTTTAGCCATTTCATCAGGACCAAAATACCTCAAAATAGAGTTAAGAGACTGATGATCTAAAACTTGACCCTCTCTTATAATTGCTTCTATCTTTTCGTATTTTTTTCTACAGGGAGTGCAAAGGTAAATGCCCTTCCATTTCTCAAGTAGATAAACCCGATGAACACATATCGGGCAGCACAACTGGTCGATCATCTGATTTTAATAGTCAGTTGAATTGGAAGCTTGATGTTGGGGCTAATGTAGAATGTTTCTTTGGAGATACCATGAGCCTTACCATAATCGGTAAAACACTTAACCAATTCATTATAAATGTTTGCTTCTGTAATCACTAACTCACCAACATATTGATCTGCGGAGTTAGTAAGGGTAAATGTGTTTTGGTCCATTGTCCCCGAAACCTTTATATGTCCTTTAAGGTCAATCATCTTCTTCCTCTTCTTCTTCGTCAGCAGTACTTTCTTCTATAAGCCCTTTTTCCGCTCCGCAGATTGGACATCCTTCTTCCCATTCGAAAATAAATGGATAGGTGTCTATGTACGAACAAATAGTGCATTGGACTTTTTCCATACGAGCCCCTCCGCTCTAAAGGAAAAGCCCCTTTTTGGGGCATTGTTAAGTTTTTCGAAAGTTCCAAATTTCACTGGTTAAAGTACTCCATAACGTCTCCGGACCTATGTATAAGAACTTGGCCTCCTGACGGAAAGTTCCCTGATCTAATATATATCTGTATCAACTCTTGCTCATACAGAAGTTTGAAGCGTTCAAGCTCTGACTGTGTGATAAAGATTTGTCTGCGATTGTTGTACTTGACTGCAAGTTCAGCAATAAACGACAGCACAGACAGCTTAACTTTGATGTTTGTAAACTTGGCTAGTTCCTCGGTAGTAGCATGAGCGAGTTTTCTAAACCCCTTCAAAATCTCCTACCTCCCTTGGGAGAGCCTTACCCTTAATTGGAGATGTCATAATATAGTCCAAATAAGTTATTGGGTCCATCGTTAAATTATAGGCGTACTTAATCTCTCCATGATCGACAAATTTCTGTTCTTGGACATGATAATGGTCGTGGATAAAGCTAGAGTCATAAGGGTAGTGAACTTCTACGTCACAAGTCACTTCTCCATCAATCATGGTATAATCAGGATCGTTTTCATACTCAATAGTAACAACACCACCAGAAGTACACATGAACGCAATAACCCCAGCAAAAAACTCCTTGTAGTACTCCTCGCAGTGGTCTACGTTTTCGCCAGAAGAATTTCTAAATTCATTAATTAAGGAAGAGATGTCTTTACCCAACTCCCTAGACCGCTTTAAAAGCTGTTCTTTTGTCATGTTCCCCCTCGAACGTGTTGACTGTCTAGCTGTTGACTCTGATATCTCTTATATCCTACACTCCTCTACGCATCACCGGTGTCTTCTGCTTCCGACAACAATTCATCTACCCGCTTCAAAACCTCTTCTTTATCTAAAATAGCTTCGTTCTCATATTCATAGTTACCAGTCTTCATCCATTCCAACAAATAGCCTTTAGTTAAACAGCGAATTGCTAAATACATAGCGTCACCCCCTCTTAGTCTTAATACGGTTTAGCCAAACAAAAAAAAGGAGCCGATTTTACTCGGCTCCCTGTCCCCTCCAACCCTAGCGGTGCGCGCTAGCGATTAGCTTTGAAAATAAAAAAGGGACGAGGGGCTCAGTAAATGCCCCCCGCCCCACCGAAAGGAGTGAGCAGATGAGATCGCTCACGCTTGAAATACAATTAAACACTTTTCTTCTCAGAGTCAAGAGGAAGTCTTGTTTCTAATGTTTTTCTAATGAGTTCAATTTCTTTAGTAGCTGCCTTAAGGATGTTTATTAATTCCCATTCGAAATCTCTACTCATTGTCTAATCCCAATCCTTTTAAATAAGTCTGGCATAGATTGGCTAAAAATCCTACTTCTCTGGGAGTGAGCCAAATCTTTGTGCTATTATACAAGGGGTCGTCCTTATCGAAATATATGCAAATATGGGCACTTAAATTCTTATCAAGCTCGAAGGTCAATTCTCCCTTGCCTTTTTCGTCGGTAAGGGCTAGTTGCATTGAACTCATACAGTCCCCTTCTTAAAAATCATCAACGCATACAGTTAATAGATAGAAGATCCCTTAGACCCCAAATTTTTTTAAATTAAAGAAGTTGTCCAAAATGGCGGAGCGTCTTCATCGTTTACTGGTTTAACAAATACAGCATAAAACACAGAATGGCATCTATCACAAGTGAATGGTGAATGTCTGTTGACATCACTAGTTACGTCTTTTTTAGCTTCGGTTAGATAGAATACTCGCATAGCCATATTTTCCGATCCCTTGCTTTGGGCACTATACAGCTTCCCGCATCTTGGGCAGGGGCAAAGAACTGTATCATAAATTCCCATCTATCCTCCTTTTACCATTCCATCACTACGCTTGCAGAAGTCCATCCGGCCCCAACACCAGTAAGTAAGATTTTATCCCCTTCTACAATTCTCTGTTTGTCAAGAGCATCATTAAGGGCTATTGGAATACAAGCAGAACTTGTATTGGCATACCTATCCATAACAGTGTGAATTTTTTCAAACGGAATGCCCAAAGCTTTCGCGGCGTCTTTAAGCACTCCAATCCCAGGTTGATGAGGAATGACTAAATCAATATCATCTGCGGTCAAGTTTGCTCTTCTTAGACATTCAGTAGCACTCGCATAGATATGTTCCACTGCGAGTTGATAAACCCACTTCCCCTTCATGTGCCAAAAGTTATCTTTTTCGATAGTCCAAGCTTCGGCTCCGCTCCCATCTGATGCCCAATGTGTTGCTAGAATACCTCTACCATTAGATAAGACAACTGCTCCTGCTCCATCACCGAAGAAAACGCAGTTCCTATCTCCCCAATCGGTATATTTAGATAGTGTATCTGCTCCGACCACTAAAATATTCCTATACCGTTTGCTCTCCATCATCTCACAAGAAGCGACTAGGGCATAGATAAAACTAGCACACACCGCAGTCATATCAAACGCTGGTGGTCCGTTAAGCCCCAATGCGTCTTGAATGTAACAAGCTGTTGCAGGAGCACGTTTATCTGGGGTTGTCGTTCCAACAATAATTAAATCAATTTCGGTAGCCTTTGCTTCTATGATCGCTTTTGCCGCTGCGTTAAGAGCAAGGCTTCGAGTAGTTTCTTCCACACAAATATGACGAGACTTGATGTTTAAAGTCTTCGCCGCCCAAGGAGGGTCAACATAGTGACCCAATTCTTTCAATTGCTCGTTAGAAACACTCCAAGCGGGGACACACATCCCAACTCCCATGATTTTAGGCATTTACCACCATAAGTCTCTCCAATACTCACTAAAGGCTTTTATCCCCTTATCGTATCTTTTATGGTCTGCGGTATCCATTAACTCTTCGTTGGCAACTCTTTCCATAGCGAAAATGATGTCGTCAATCTTTTCATCCCACTTATCCGATGTTAGGCTAGGAGGATACCCGCAGTTCACCTCTTTGAATCGCTTAAGTCGCGGCAACAGCCACTTAGCTAAGTGTGCATCGAGACACCACGTCTCGGAGTCATCCCATCCACGAGTGAGCCGTTGCCAAAAGAACTTAACGCTTCTTATTAACACCGAACCTCCCAAGCCTAAATTCAATGTCAGCTAATAAACATTCTAGTCCGCAAGTACACCTCCCACAGCCACAAACCAGAGAATCTCTAGAATGACAATATCTATTGTGCTCTAAATATTCTCTGGCTTTGCTGAGGAGAAGTCTTAGTTCGTTCTCGTTCTTACTCACGCTCTCAATAAGTGTACTTTCCTTTGCTCCCATTGATAAATCCAGGAGCGCTAGTAGAAATTATTCCGGCTTGGTAAACAGCACTAACCGCAAACTCTCCAGTCCCCCTATAAGTAGAAACAGAATTATCCACAGCTTCCCATAGTCTTGTCGTATGAATAGGGCTAGCAATATATCCAAAGCTATGTCGAATGCCAATCATTGAGCCTTCTTTGATCGCATCCTGATTCGCGCCAAGATATACAAACTCCCACTTCAAGTCTTCAGCAGACTCATTAACCAAATCTAAAATTTGCTTCTTGGTGAATTTTCTAGAAGCGTTCTCTTCTCCATCAGTGATAATGACAAACACCACTTGGTCGATCTTCCTACGTTGTTTCAACAGACGATGTTTCGTTTTTCCGATGGTATCTCCAATAGCGTCTAAAAGCGGAGTGCCCCCTCTGGGCTCTAAAACTAAAGCAGGCACGCTCTTCACCGATAGCCCCTCATACACAGTATCAATTCCAACAGAATCGAATTGAACTAGTGTTAGACTGGCTCTCCCCGGCAATTTCTTCTGTCCTCGGACGAAAGTATTAAACCCCCCAATAGTGTCTTTCTTCACACCCTCCATAGACCCTGACCGATCAAGGAGGACGACAATCTCAGTGTTTTTCATGGTTTCTCCTCTCATTGAAGAATATTCTTCAATGGCTCTGTTAGAGCTTATTACATTATACGGCAAGGAGGAGCATTTTGTAAGATTTCCGTGCATGAATCACCTAGACGTTACCTTTTCTAGCTCCTGGGAAAAATTTACCCAAGTAGGGTTAAATCCTAGACCCGAAATTGGGGATGACTAAGACACTCTCTACTGACTCGTTCGCTAACTCATTGTCTAGCAATAACGTAGTATCTATTGTTCTAGAAATCTGTTGAGAGAAGCTGAGCTTTTCGCTCTGCTGAAGCTGAAAGTAGCTGTGAGCTTTACGAATACTCTATACTGCACATATGAGCAGATTGAAAGTAGTTTCTCAAGCAATACTGCACATTTGAACAGTATGCGAAAAAGCTGTTGACTCATGTGCTTCTGTTGTCGATAATGAGAGCAGAAGCAGAGAAGAGCAAGACGATAATGCACTCACTCATCTTGCTCACAATTCGAGAGTGCAGAGAAGAGCAAAGCAAATGTCAAAGAAGCAAGCTGTAGAAGAGAAGCAAGTCGAACGCAAGTCTGTTTCGACAAAAGAAACGAATGATGTTTCACGTCTATCTTCTTTTGTCGATTCTCTCAGTACTGTCAAATCTGCTGCTGCTGCTGTTGAGCAGTGCAGCAGTGAGCAAGAGATGTATCTGCTTGCTCTCGCAATAGTGCGAGAGAAATTGAGTGATCGTTTTACATTCACTCAATTCGCTTCTGCTGTTAACGAAAGCGAAAAATGCAAAAAGCTTTCACTCACTGCTTATCTGTACAAGCAGAGAAAAGCAGCGAACGTGCTTTCGCTTCGTGAAAGCACTCACTCTATCTGTGCAGACAGAGTCTTGCACAGAGAGAGAGTCGCACAGATTCACAAGTCTGCAAAGACTAGTAACAGCTTTTCAACAGTGCATGTCGCTTCTGCTTTGCTTGACAGAGCAAAGCACGAAACAGACAATCAAGCAAGAGCAAGAGAAGTGTTTCACTCACTCAACAGTAATGCGATTAGCTTGCTTGAATCTATCGTCAAGATAGTGAGCAAGTAATTCAACAGAGAGAGAGCAGCAGAAATGTTGCTCTCTCTTTTCTAATCACTCAATTGAAAGAGAGAAGCAAATGACAGACAGAGAAGCGACAATTGAAGCTCTTGACAGAGCAATCAACAGAAATGACAGAGAAGCAGTGTATCAGCTTGTGCAATTGCTCAACAGACAGACAGAGCAAGAGCTAAGAGAGAAAGACAGATTCACGAATATCATACTCTTTGCTTGTGCTTGCGAATTAGCTGCTTGTCTGCTGCTTGTGCTATTCGCATAAGAGAGCACTCGAAAGAGTGCTTGAGTAGAAAGCCTGAACCTGACCTTAATGTGATGACTGTACATCGACAGCCACATCCAGACCAGAACAAGCTTACGAA